GAACGGATACTCTTCCACGGGAAAAAGAACAAGAAACCTTGATAATATTTATCAAAAGAAATCAGGTGGTATGTTCTCAATCCAAGGTAACAAACTCGTTTCTTATAGAGGCAAGAAAGCAAACGTTACTAAAGGTGTAGTATCAGGATAACAAGTAAAAGAGACAAGTCAGATGGATAACAAATACTTCACATCAGAGAGCGTGGAACTCCTACGCTCTCAAATAAAACTTCACGAGCAGAACCCTCGTACAATTCCCGAAGAGAACCGCAAGGCTCTCAAACGTGGTATAAAGAAGTTCGGAATGGTCGGAGGTATCGTGGTGAACAAGCGGACAGGATATACACTTGTAAGCGGACATCAACGCCTTTCGGTCATGGACGAACTCCAAAAGTACAACTCCGACACAAAGGATAACGATTATCCTATCCGAGTAGACTTGATAGACGTTGAGGAGAAAGAAGAGAAAGAACTTCTTATCTTACTCAACAACCCATCAGCACAAGGTGAGTGGAACTATGATACACTCCGTGAGCTTATCCCCGATATTGACTACAAGGATGCAGGACTGACCGAGCAAGACCTTGACATTATCGGTGTGGATTTCCACTTTCAGACAGAAGAAGAAAACACCATCGCTGATGAACTCGACACACTCATGGAACCCGTCAGAGAAGAAAGACAAGCAGAAGTAGCACAAAAGCAAGCCGAGAGAGCGGAAAAGGTTGCTCACATGAAGCAAGTAAAAGAAGAAGTGAAACAAGCCGCTACAAAGGCAGCTGCAGACATGGATGCTTATCTTATGCTATCATTCGACAATTGGGATGCAAAAGTAGAGTTTTGTGAGAAGTTCGGGTTTAACCCCGATGAGAAGTTCCTCAAAGGTGAAGTATTCTCAGAAAAGATAGAAACACTTTTAACTGAATAGCTATGGCAAAACCAAAACACGACTACGATAGTGAAGATTTCTACAAGCGCATAGAAGGTCTTGCAATGAATGGATACACAGACGAGGAGATAGCAAATGAGCTTAATCTTCGTAGAGAGGTCTTCACTTGCATGAAAAACGGCAACTATGAGAACTGGAATGATGAAGAAAATAAAAGGCGTGGAGAGCGTATAAATAACGTCTTAGCACATGGACGGACAAGAATAGTAGCTTTACTTCGTGGTACATACATCAAGGGGGCGATAGGTGGAAAGAAAACCAAAACAAGGATAGTTAAGTTCGTACAAGATAAGTGCGAATGTATGGGGGCAGATAAGAAATGCCCTTATTGCGGTGGTACAGGATGGGTAACACTGACAGATAAAGCAGTGGTGCAAGAATCCGAAATAGAGTTACCTCCTAATATGCAAGCTATCGCTACCCTACTCTACCACCATGACCCAACATGGCGCAAGATGGAGAAGAAACAAGACGATGAAGATGCACTTTACTCCGAGAATGGTATCGACATTGATAAGTGGATGACTGACAATACAAATGAATAGAATAACCCCACAGCAGATATATGCTCCTTTGTACCATAACAAGGATAAGTTTATTATTCTTGTTACAGGTGGTCGTGGAAGTGGAAAGTCTTTCAATGTTTCCACTTTCATTGAGCGTCTGTTGTTTGAGGTAAAACATCCAACTCCTGCAAAGAGAATAGTTCACCAGATACTCTATACTCGTTATACAATGGTATCGGCTTCCATCTCCGTTATTCCCGAGTTTATGGAGAAGGTAGAACTTGATGGAAACTCGAAATGGTACACACACACTAAAACAGATGTAAAGAACCTCCGTAGCGGTGGTGCAGTGATGTTTAGGGGTATCAAGACATCAAGCGGAAACCAAACCGCAAAGCTGAAATCTATTCACGGCGTTACAACCTTTGTAGTAGACGAGGCAGAGGAGTGGGTATCAGAGAGAGAGTTTGAAACAATCATGCTCTCTATCCGTCAGAAGGGAATACAGAACCGAATTATTATCGTTATGAACCCTACGGACAATAACCATTGGGTCTACAAGCGGTTTATAGAGAATACCCATAAGGAGGTGATGTATGACGGTGTTCCCGTTCAGATTAGCACCCATCCGAACGTATTGCATATCCATACAACTTACTTAGACAACGCTGAGAACCTCTCCCATGAGTTTATTAAGGAGGTTGAGGACATGAAAACCAACAACCCCGAGAAATACGCTCATACCGTCATGGGTAGATGGGCAGACGTTGCGGAAGGTGCAGTATTTAAGCATATCGGCATAGTTAAGGAGTTCCCTAAATGGTGCAAGAAGGTTGCTATTGGTGATGACTTTGGATTTACCCATGACCCGAGCGCCGGAATATTATGTGGTATCATTGATAATGACTTGTATCTCGATGAGCTTTTCTATCGAACGGGTATGTTGTCCTCTGACATTGTAAAGGAACTCAAACGATTTGGCAGCTTAAAGGTATTCTCCGAAAGTGCAGACCCCCGACTGATACAAGAGATACACAATGCAGGAATAAAGATTTACCCCGTAGATAAGAGTGGTAACTCTATCATTGCAGGAATAGACAAGATGCTATCCTTTGACCATATCTTTGTCACAGAGCGGTCGTATAACCTCCGTACAGAGTTCAGAAAGTATGTATGGGATACGGATAAGGACGGCAACTATATCAACCAACCAATAGACAAATATAACCATGGCATAGATGCGGTTCGCTATTATGTCCTTGGTCAGCTTTTAGGAAAGATTTTGAAACCAAAGGGCGATATGGCAGCAGCTTTTGCTCTATAAATAGGATAACAATATGAATTATAAATTTCAAGGTAAGAGAAAAGACAACGGAGATATTATCTATGGTTCTTTGTTGCTCATCAATGGTACAGCCTATATCTACCCAAATACGTTTGGAGATATAGAAGATATTGATTTTGGATATGGGTTTATAGAAGTTAATATTGATACTGTAAAACAATTGTGATTATGGCAACACCTAAGACATTAGATGACATCCTCGCACTTGAGGACATTGATAAGAAGATTAGCTATCTCAAGAAGGGCAGGCGCAATCCTCTCCCCGACACATCATCAAACCTTGCTGATTGGGACATGAAGAAACACGACATCATGAACCCAGAACTTTACAAGAAGATTAAAGTCCTTGTAAAGATGGAAGAGGATAAGTTTGACCCCGAGAGCAAAAAGACTACACATATCCCTGCGCAATACGAAATGAAAGAGCCTAATCGTATTGCACTCCCTATTGAGCAGGATATAGTAAATATCCATACCGCCTTTTGTGTAGGTACAGAACCCACGCTTGACTGTAATCCCGAAGATGACGGAGAAAAGAATATGTTTGAAACCATCAAGCAGGTATTCAAGAAGAATAAACTGAAATTCCAAAACCGCAAATTAGTCCGTTCGTGGTTATCAGAGCAGGAAGTGGCGGAGTATTGGTATGTTGTCAAAGATGATGGCTTTTGGGCGCAGCTAAAGCGCAGAATTGCATCCCTCTTTGGAAATAAAGTACCAGAGTATCAGTTAAGGTCGCAAATATGGTCGCCTTTCCGCGGTGATACATTATATCCTTTCTTTGACGATAACGGCAACATGATAGCTTTCTCCCGTGAATACAAGAAGAAAGACTTAGACGGCAATGAACACACCGTATTCATGACTATTACCGCAGATAAGGTGTATCAGTGGGAACTTGATAAGACATGGTCGGAGAATGTAGAGCGTACATTTGCACATCAGTTCCAGAAACTCCCTGTCATGTACGCTTTTCGTCCCGAGCCGTTATGCGCAAAGGTTAAGCAGTTACGTGTCCGATTAGAGAAGTGTTTGAGTGGCTATGCTGATTGCATTGATAATCATTTCTTCCCACTCCTTATGCTCTTTGGTGAGTTGCAACCCGACAATTTGAGCGGTGATGCAAGAAACAGAATGATGCAGCTGACTGGAGATGGTGCAAATGCGCAATACCTCACATGGAATCAATCATCCGACCCTATCAAGGTGGAGATTGAAACATACTTTAATCAGATATACGGATTGACAAATACCCCTCGTATCTCATTTGACCAACTCAAAGGCACAGGCAATGCACTTAGTGGCACGGCCTTCCGATATGTCTTTATGGCTGCTCATATGGCAGTACAGAACCACGCAGAGGAATTGGGAGAGTTTTTCCAACGAAGAGTTAATTTCCTTACGTCTGCTATTGGTACACTGAACACATCACTTGAAGCTGCAAGTAAGACGGTGAACATCGAGACCGAGATTGTTCCTTTCATGATTGATAGCGAAAGAGATAAGGTTGATACGGCTGCTGCTGCCGTCAGTGGTGGGGTATGGTCAATGGAACACGGAGTAAGTTTCTGCTCTAACTATGGCGAGTTACAG